CCGAAACTCTTCATCTGATTCCTTAATAAAGTTATGAGGTGGATAGCTCTGATCACTTCTAGGAGCATCCGACATGGCCTGAAATAGCCTTTCATAACCTACTGCCCATCTCTGAAAGTTAGACAGAGTGGGGTTGTTAAGAAATCTCCAATTACCTTCAAGGTGTACATTCATATATTTCTCCTTTTAAAGCAAGAATTATAGAACCCACTATTGGCATTCTATACATATAGTATACTACACTTTTCTTGATTTAGCAAGTCTTTTTTTTAAACTCCACATGTTCCTCCCATCCCACTAATTTGACAAATATCATGAGCTTGTATATTATCTTCAAATTCTTCATCTAGTTTTTCAACTGCTTCTGAATAAGGAACTTTGGTAAAAGGCTGTCCTCCTCGACATCCATCAGGATAACAGGTGAAGCCTCTAAGTCTATGAGAATATTTAGCTAGTGTTTGAGCAAAGGCTTCTACTTTATCCTCATTATTATCTTCAGTACCCCATGCTGGTAGATTAATAGTACTGGAAATAGCCATGTCTACATATTCCTGTACATTTGCCTGAAAATTTAATCTCCGTTCATAGTCGGTAACCAAATCAAGTGCAGATTCAATACTCTCTGGATCTACACCATATATCTCTATCATTTCATATGCAGCATTATCAACAACATATTGATAGTGCCATCTTTTATTTTTTAAATATCTCCTTTTATAAGCCACTGCATATATAGGCTCAACTCCGGTAGATGTGCCAGCCAATATTCCAATAGTTCCAGTAGGAGCTACAGCTCTAACAGCAACAGGTATAGAAATATTTAACTTATTAGAAAACTCTCTTGCTACTTTATCAGACTCAGCTTCATAAACTTTAAACCATCTATGTATTTCTGGTGTTGTCTCATACTTATGTCCACGTTGAAGAAGCCACTCATGAAGTCCCATCAAACCAAGCCCTAAACGCCTATTCTTTTCCCTGACTTTATAAATTTTATCATAAGGCAGTTCTGCTCGTAAGGTTCCACACAAGAGAAATTTGGTAGCCAATTGTACAACTTCTTGTAATTGATTTAGATCATCAATACGAGCAAAATTAAGACTCCCCAGATTACAAACATCAGAGTCATCTTCACTAGAGATTTCGGTACAAGCATTGCGTAAAGTTTCATTTTCTTTTTCAAAGAAGTTAAATGAAAATCCTGGTTCGCCTGTTTTAAGAGCCTGTGCCACATTTGTTTTAAAAACATTGCCTATTCTCCCTTCTTCCCAGTACCTGAGTAACCATTCAGTGTCGTAGTTAACACTTATGTTTGTCATATCCAGAGGAGCAGGGAAATTAAAATCCTCTTGTTTAATATCAAATAAAGTTTTACCTGTGCTGCCTACTGGCATATCAAACCAATTTTTAGCTGTGAGAAATTTATCCACATCATCATGTTTCCAGTTAAGAGAAGCATAGATGGCTGACCTTCTAGATCCTCCCTGTATAACCTTCTGACCTATGGAGTTAATCATTTCCATCTTGGGTAGAGGACCAGAAGCCACACCTCCAGTACCTTTCAGTGTCTGACCTTCAGATCTGTATATAGAATAGTCCACACCTATACCACCACCTGTCATAAGACAGGACTCAGACTTCCAAGATAAATTAGCCCAATCTTCTCTGGTATCTTCTTCTGCTTTTAAAAGATAACAGTTATTAAAAAACTTTTTATCCCTTCCTGCATAATAAAGATATCTTCCTCCAGGTAGAAATCTTAAATTAGATATATGATCTATCAAAGCTTCTTTTTCTTCCTTATTAAGATTAGTTTGACATACGTCTTCTACTAAAGTACAAGCTAATTCATGTAATGTTTCCGCACCTTCATGAGCATATTTATTATAAAACTGGGTCTCAGAAAATGAAGATCGAAATTGTGGATTACGGTTTGATGGTTTGAACATGTCTTCCCCTTTCCCCTATTAGAGAATCAAATAAATCTGCTTGTTTTTTTTCATCTGGATAGTATAATTCTAGTATTAATTGAGCATAGTGTATCGCTTTTTCTACATCTTTTTTACCTTCTCCCTTCGTCCTATGTCGAGTAATATATTTAATTACATTACCTTCAAAGTAATCAAGTTTATTTGCATGTATATATTCTACAGGTTGAATACTACAACTTTTATAATGTTGTCCTCCTACTTGTTCATGTAAAGGATTAAAGGAGGGATCGGAATTTTCTTCTGACATCTTCTGTATCTCCTGATTTAATTACACTAAATGCAAATGTTCTTACAGCGAGAGGGGATAGTCCTGCATAAGTACATATAAGTTCAAAGTCATCACATGTAACTCCTACTGAAGCGGAGAACCATGCTTGTGCTTCATCTCTCTGTAGAGTGATAGAAGAATCCTCATTTGTAACTTCAGGTTTAGAGGCGTCTAAAATTGCTTGTAAAATAACTGATAAATATAATGTTTGATATGGATTTACAGTAACATCAGATAAAGATTCTAATGAAACACTAGTCAAGATCGACATAATTCTGAACAGGTCTATAAAACTTACCTCCTATATAATTATTATAGTAGGCTGGTTCATCTGTTCCTTCCAGGGTAGCCGTTAGCACATGATACTTCATTTGATAATAGCATTCATAATATCTTAAACTTCTTTTATTTTTAAACTCTGCCAGAATTTCAAATACAAAATTCTTTTTACCAATCTTTTTAATATCTTCAAGCAAATGTTTACTTGATCCCATATAAGATTTCCAATTAGACTCTGCTTGTTTTTTATTTCTCTTGTAATTATAGTATTGCTTACAACCAATGTAAGCTTTTCTTGTTTTTATATTTGTAATGCAATAGACAAAGCCAAACTGAGACAAGTCTGGCTTCTTGGTATATTTCCAATGCATTAATGTACTGTTCTTTTTAGTTTCTTTTCCAAGCCTTCTCTAAGAGGTTGAAGAGTTTTCAAGGCTTCCTTTATAAGAATAGTTATAGTTTCATTATCAAGAGCTACAGTATATATTTGTAGAGCAGCATGAAGCATAGCACCACCACACATAAAGACAGTTTCCTTATCATCCGGTTCTATATATTTTTCCACAGATTCCCATAAATCCTTTTGGAAATTTCTTAATACTTCTTCTTCTACCATGCCGCTAACTCTGGAACTTCAGGTTCTCTATTAATTTGTACCAGATATCTTTTACCATTCGCATACTGGAATACCCGTATGCCCTGATCTTGATTAACATCAGCCCAACATTCTTTCTTATGACCACAATAAATACAACCAACAGAAAGTTTAAGATTCCCAGACTTACCATCAGGAACACCAGCATAGCATCTATCAGGGATATTAGAATTATCCACCATTTTTTTAAGATATTTAATTCTTGTTTTAGCATTAATCATTTCCATTTGATGAAGAGAAGTTAGGCATATCTCTCCAGTTGATTTGTCAATGACAAGGAAAGCAGCTTCATCCATATCATTGGCTTCTGCATAGGCAGAAATCTGAGATATGTAACCAAAAGGATCATCGGTTACCAAGGTATTATTTTTAAATTTTTGAAAGCTTCGCCCAGAAGCACTCTTACAATCAACCAAGACATTATCTATTATAGCATCTTGATGACCTTTAATACCTTCTATTTCAATTTCTTTTTGTTGCTGCTCAACCTTATGACCTGAAATCGAGGTACATAACAACAGTAGTTCTTCAAGAATATAGCCATATAAAAACTTTATTCTAGTACTAGGCTTTAAAGTTTCTCCATTTTTAGAACGATTAATATTATACCATAGTTGTCTATCTGGTTTACCAATAGCTGATAGTCTAAGATGTCCGTTTGTTTGGGGTTTCTCATAAAGAAATTCCTTGATATGTATCTTAAGCATATCACCAAAAGTATCAATGTGCTTATCTACTTCTTCTTCATCCATATCAATAGGAGTAAGAGAGAACAATTCATATATATCTTCTACTAATGTGTCAATTGTTTTCATATAAAAAAATGGAGAGTGGTTAGCGATCTTTCATTTACGCTAGTGTTTACTAACCACCCTCCAAGTCTCCTTTAGGGGTTAAGACGCAAAGGGAATTTCTTCAGCTTCGTTCACGTATCCGCCAGGTACAACATCAAAGGTTGTATCTTCAGGAATGTACTCAATTAAGTCTACTACTTGGACTTTATTTAACCATCCTTTAGTAGCTTCCTCGCCTGTTTGGCGGCTCACATACTTAGATGGTCGATAGCTTACGTTTACTTTTGAACCATTACCAATTAACTTCTCTCTTGGAAATGGATTGCGATCAGCATCAACAATGTCAATTAGTTGAGGCGCTCCGTTAAAGTCAGTTGTTCCTTGGGTTAGTTTAATATAATGCCCAGGAATTTTATCATGTCCATTACGAACATTCAGACCATCTGCCTCTGCAAGTTTCTTGTTCTTAGCATCAAGATTTGCAATATTGATGACATACTCGCCGTTAGGTTTAAACATTGTACTAGGTTTTGTTAGCCATGCAAACCATGCTTCGCCTGAAATTACACTATTTTTTGTAGCCATTCGTATTCTCCTTAAAAGATTTATTTAAAAGTATTATTTAACCTGTTGTTTAAAGTTTTCTTTGGCATCCTTCTCCTTTTCTGGTTGTTATAGAATCGTAACACATGCGATAGGATATGTCAAGCACTCTATTAATGTGTCTCTGCCCATGTATTTCCTATTTTAAATTCACAATCTAGATTACATTTCATTTCCAGAGTATAGGTTGTTTCTCGAATTGAATCCTTGGCTATCTGACCTAATCTTTGAATGTCTGTTTTAGAAACTTCAAATTGATACTCATCATGGATAGATGCTACCAACCTTGCATCAATTCCTGATCTTTGTATTCGATCAGTCATATGGAGAAGCCATTGCTTACAAACAATAGCTCCTGCTCCTTGAATAAGGGTATTCAAAGAAGCATGGACAGACCGGATTTGAAACTGTCTACCATCAAGACCTGTTATCCATCCTCTCTCAGCAGCTTTCTGTACATTATTTCTAAGTCTATTTAAAGCTGGCATATTTTTAAGGAACCTTCTGATTAATATATTACCTTCCTTTGCTCCTGCTCCTATTACTTTACCTATCTTGGCTGGTCCTGCACCATAAAGGAAAGCATAAATGAAGGTTTTTGCCTGATCTCTAGTCTGTAATCCTGCCATACGCTGGTTAACGCTATGTACATCTCCGGTAAGAACCGCATTGGTAAACTTTGAATCATTCATATAATGTGCTAGGCATCTCAATTCCAGACTACTGGCATCCGTTCCCATCAGAACATGGGTATTTGAATTGGAGACTGTCCAGAGTTCTCTGCATTCCTGCCCATAAGGGCTATAACTTGCTGGTATCTGAGCCATATTGGGGCTGTGATGGGCCATCCTTCCGGTAAGGGTCTTCAGGGTCAGCACTTTACCTCTTACTCTCCTGTCCTCCTGACAAGCCTGTATCCATGATTTAAGAAGTCCCGTTCTCTTCTGTAAAAGAAAATACCGACTGAACATTTGAGCTTCTTTCATCTTAATTGTAGACAAGACTGCTTCATTAATAATAATATTATCCTTATCTGTATAATGTTCTGGTTCCCATCCTTTCTCTATTAGCCGTTCAGCTATCTGTTTTCTGCTGGCAATATTAAACGGCGTACTCTTGGGTATCTTTTTAACAGGTGAGTAAGTAATGACAGGCTCAAATATTTCTTCTGCATCTTTTTCAAGCTGGTGTTGTTCATCTTCAAGTCGGGACAATAAGAGCATTCCTTTCTTTATATTAAAAGCGAAGCCGTTCTTTTGTTGCTGATCTACGATAGCTCTAATTTTTCTTTCCAATTCATAAGAGCGGGTGGAAAAACTTTTCCCTTCTTTCTCCATAGTCTTGGCAAGTTTCCCAGTTAACTCTACATCCTTCTTACAATACTCCAGCATCTCCGGGCTGTACTGTTTAAACTCAGTAAAGTTTCCCTTGGGAAAGTTAAGTCTTTCTCCCCATGCTTTAAGAGAATGTCCACCATCTCTGATAGGATTATATAATTGAGACTCGATAAGAGTATCTCTAACCTGAGACAGTTTAATATTAGAACTTGCTAACCTGTTAAGTATAGGAGCATCAAAGCTAATACCATTGTGCATAATGAAATTATTAATTCTGGAAGACCATTCTCTGAACTGTTCGCATTCTTCTTGCACCCAGACTTTCTCTTCATTAGTAGAATAACATCTTGCTACAATACAATGTATAGTGTTAGCTTCTATAGCATCAGTTTCAATATCAACTATTGCGTTTACCATATGTCATGTCCACCTGATAAGCTTGTTCAACAGGAATATGAAAAAATAATTCTCCTTTTCTTACATTCTTATTAGGTGCTTCTTTTACCTCACTTTCTAATACAGTGTTAGCATCAACATGCCATGCCTTACTACAATCATGATTAAAAACTATAAAAGTTAATAAAGAACTACCATGTTTTTCTTTCCATTTATCTAACAGCCTTTTCTTTCTGAAAGGAATTCGTAGTTCAGTCCATGCTTCAGGCCATTCTGTTTTCCATGCATATTTAATTTCAACTTCGTACAATTGTGAAGCACCGCCGTCATCTGTCTTAACAGTTAAATCAAAATATGTAGTCTCGTCTGAATTAACTGTACATTTAGGTTGGGTATGTTCAAGCCATCCTATCATATGTTTCTTAGCAGCAGTATCAGCTTTATTATAAAGGTCTTTATCAAAAGGCTTCTTCATTATTATTCTCCATAAAAGGGTTGTCTACTTGAGTCATTCTTCCAGTTTCTTTATCATAATAAAGATAACAGGAAATACCAGTATCTCCGGTATATCTATTCTTTAGAATCCTGATCGTGGTGGTGTTAGCTTCATGATTATCCTCTGCTTGTTGGTTACGTTCTAATGCTATTACAGTATCTGATAAATGAGCAATGCTGGCAGAACCTCTTAAGTGGGATAAGCTTACCTCCTTTCCTTCTTCATGTCCTCGATCACCTGCTGGCCTTCTTAAATGGCTAACAAGTATTAAGGCTATCCCAGTTTCTTCTACTAAAGATCTAAGTTTAGTCATTAGAATGTCTATAGATTTTCGTTCATCTCCATTATCCTCTTGACCAGATACCAAGATTGATAAATGATCTAGGAATATCCATTTACAATCTAAAGCTTTTGCCATGTGTCTAACTCTGTCAAGAATTTCATCATTGGTTATAGATCCAAAGTGATCAAAAGCATAGAATCTTTTGGTATTAATAGTTTTCTTTTGCCAATCTCTTAGTTGTTTACCAGTAAACTTCTTACGTACTTCTTTAATATAAAGTCTAGCATTTGCTTCGACACTCATAATACTAAAGGCGGTGTTACGAATACTTTCTTCCAAAGCTAAGACACCAATACCATCCTTCGTATTCATCATGAGATGATACATTAGTTCACGTATTATACTAGATTTTCCCATCCCAGCACCACTAGTGAATGTGATAAGCTCACCAGTTCGTAAACCATAAGTCTTCTCATTCATCTTAGGCCAAGGATAAAGACATGTCTCACAATCAAATTCATCATAGAGAGACTCCCCTAGATCAGCAAGATTTATAATTCCTGCTGGTGTGTAGGCCTTAGAGTTCCACCATGCTTGCGTAAACTTTTCTCTTTGTCCGGTTTTTAAATATTCATTGGCATCTTTTAATTCTAAAGAAACAATTTTACATTTGTTAGGTTCAAAAATTTGTGCAACTTTCTGAGCAGCTTCCTTTCCTGGTTCGTCATTATCAAAACAAAGAACGATTGTCTCAAATTTATTTAGATAATCAAAAGCTTGCTTGCAATTTTCAAGAGCGGCTGCCGAACCATTTTTAATACTAACCACAGGCCACTTGGAACCCATCAACTCATAAGCAGACATGGCATCAAGTTCGCCTTCGCAAACAGTAATATATTTACCTGTTTGATTAAAAATATTCTGTCCAAACAGAGCCGCCTCAGATAGCTGTCCCTCAGACCAGAACTTTTTACCTTGAACTTGCCGTATTTTATTAGCTATGTGTTTACCACCTTCATCAAAGTATTGATAAATATGATGGGTAATTGTGTTACCAGTTTTCTTAATTTGGGTGTTATATTTTTTAGTAGTCTCTTTACTAATCTTTCTATCAGGAATATCTGATGTTAGACCAGTTGTTTTTTCTCCTAAAACTGTTTCAGTAGACATATTAATAACCTTGAAAGGTGTGTTTACATTTTCTTCTGATTTGTTAAACCTTGTCTGACAACTAAAACAATACGAATGTCCATCTTCATGTTGAACATTCGCTTTACTTGCCCCACATTCAGGACAAGCTCCTCTATTAGGCCACTGACTAGCCATGGCTTTCTCCTATTTTTTATTTGTTAAAATACTTTTTCTTACTGTGTAAGGAATATCAGGAGTCTGTCCTAAATGCTTACACAATGTGTTTCGGTATTTAACTTGTTCTTCTGCTTCCTTTCTGCTATTAAAATATTCGATAACAATATCTCCTGATTCTTTTTTAAGAACGAGTTCCCACTTAGACATCTCGAAAAGATTCCTTCCAAAGAGTTTGAACAAAACTTTCCTTATCTTCCATGATCTCGTTAATTTCTTGTTTAGCTAATCTTTTAGATTCTTTTTGAGTATATCCTTCCTGACTGTATTGTTTAACTAAATTTCTGAATAAATTATTTCTTTCTTTCTGCCATAAATTTTTAACCATTGTTTTCAACCCATTCTTGGTTAGCTTTCTTATAATTTAGATCTTCTAATTTAAGTCTTAGGTCTTTTATAATATCCTCTTTTTCTTCAAGTCGTTTTTTTAAAGCTTCAACTTGTTTATGCCATAGGTCTTGTGTTGTTAAACTTTGCATATCATACTCCTATTATTCCCTCATGTCAATATAAAATATATGTGTTCCTACTTGACCTAATGATTTAAAATGAGGATCGGAAGACCAAAAAGGAGTAACATATGCAGCATGATAATGTGTTGCTCCCACTGTTTGTTTAATTTGTGTGCCTTTAAGTGCCATTTCTGCAACACTTAATATTTTTATCAATGATTTTAAATCTGTCATCCGTTCAGATTTTCCATCACACCAGTAACTAAAATGACACCGATTTTTAATTGGATTTCCTTTCCAATATTTTCCCTGGTGAACTACTTTACATATAGTATTAGGAAAGTTACTACTTTCAACCCTTGTTAATATAACATTGGCTACTGCTAATTGAGATAGCACATCTTCTGATCGAGCCTCATGATAAATAGCTTCAACCAAACAGTTAAAGTCATTTGCCTTTGCCGCTGATACAAAAAGAAATATTGCTATCAGAGTTCCTAGCATTAGTCTCATCAGTGTAGTCTCAGTACATGGATGTCTGAATTATACCAAATCTCTGGTCCCAACCCGATTTTATTAAGAAATTTAAGTGCTTCGATTTTTGTTTCAAATCTTTTTATAGAACTACCTTCTTCATCTGGCATTATTTCCAT